GAACAGCAAATAAAATATCATGGCAGAACCAAAAAAACCAGAGGAGAAAAAAGGTATCCTCGGTAAAATAAAAGAAGGTATGGATGATAAAGAAGAACAACTTCTACTCCTATCTACTTTCGTTAGACTAGGTATTCTTGTGTGGTCTGCAGGAATTTTAACTTTGAACTACGTTGAAATACCTGGCTACAAACAGGAACAAAAAATTGATCCGACCTTTATAGCTTCGGTCTTCACAGGAACTTTAGCTACTTTTGGCGTCCAGACTTCAAGTAAGAAGAAGGAAGGAGGTTCTAGTGGTGGATCTATTAGTAAGAAGGACATGGAAGTTCTTATTGCTAAGGCATCAGAAACTGCTCCTGCTCAGACTATTAGAATTGAGCAAGCACCTGTTAAACTTATTCCCGATCAAAAATAAATATCATGCAAAAAATTATTAATGTACTTGCTATTTCGTCTTTCGCTATATCTCTTTCCGTTGTTGGGGGTGGCGTTTATCTTTATACACAGAAGGATGCCATTATAGATGGTGTGAAAAGTAAAATAATGAAAGCTGTTATGCCTGACATAGGTGGTGGTATCACAGATGCTATTCCTGATATGACAGGTCCTGCACTACCAACTGTACCTAAGTTATAATGGAAATACCTCAGATCGGGGTACAAAATATAAACATACCTAATATACAAGCACCTAACATATACAATTATGTGCCACATACAAAGGTATATCCTTTTATATTACACATAGGTTCACCTGTTGTGAACATGCCAGGTTGTGTAAAGTATCACCCTGATGCAGCAGACAATAGAGAAACCCCCAACCTAAAGGAGGATGACTCCAATGGGACGAGGGTTCTTTGTGATGCTACTTATCCAACGTATGATGCGATGGATTACACACCAGAAGATTTATTAATATACAGAGAGACACCACCACCCAAGGTAGAACCACCCCCAGAAGTAGAACCACCACCATTACCTGATACAGGTGCTATACCTACAGGTGAGGTTGAATGTCCTGGTCCTGGTAACTTAAGAGTTGGTGACATCACACAGTCTGGAGATGAGAAAGTAATTGGTCATGAACTTAGTGCAGATGGTAAGGTCTGTATAACATTATACGAACCAACCACAACTGTTGAGAAATTTCTTCCCTCTACAAATCAAGCATCTACGACATTAGCAATCGCAGTAATTGCAACAGCAGGAGCTGCTGCAACACCATTACTATTGAGATTAATTAAACCCGCTGTAAAGAAAGCTATCTCTACTATTCAAAAGAAGATAGGAACTCACCGTGGGTTATCTAAGAGTGAGATAATAGCAAATAGGTATCGTGAAAAGAAAGGACTACCTCCTTTAAAAATTAAAAAGAAATAGTTATTTAAAATTACCTATAGATACTTCCTTTAGATCACTAGCATCACCGTTAGGTGTAATAGTATGTGTGTGTTCACCTACTACACCAGGTGGATTGATTAACATAACATCAGCACATACTGCATAGTATGGTGACTTAGGATGGAATACTATACCCTGTTTTTTCAATTCTCCACAATTTTTTAATCTGGCTATCTCAAAGTCAAGGCGTTTATTGGCAGTAAGTTGTGTACGATATTCATTATGAATAGCAACTGCTTCCATACATTTATCTCTTGCTTCTTTATCTAATGGTATAGATATCGTTGCACTAAAACCTAAGTTAATATTCTGAGTAGACTTCTGACCTGTACGAGTAGGGATGTAGTATAAAATTTCACCAGGATTATCAGGTATGTTGTCATCATTATTGTCTGCGTTGTTGTAGACAGGATCGTTGAAGAAAGCCTCGTAAGGATCTTGCCATGTTCCTGTTCTGGTGATGTATGGTGTAAAATTGGCGGTAGCAGTCTGACATGATATACCATCACCATACTGATTAGTAATGTATGGTCCTTGTAAAACTTGTATTGCCTGGTTGGTCACTGAGCCACTAGAATTAGCGACTGGATTTGCTGTAGCAGAAACACCTCCCACATCTGTTGCATACACAGGCACACATGTAGAAAGTGCAGTGATAGCAGTCAGTTTGAGAATATACTGGTTGATTCTGTGACGCTTTGGACGGTGGTTTCTCTCTGTATTATCGTATGAGTCTGAAGACCTGGTCCTGAATAATGCTCTGTGAATTGGAACGCTGCTCCTGCCTCGCTTTGCTTCCAATTTGGTTTGTTTTGTGTTGATAAATCTAGTCCAGTCCATGTTGAAGTCACACCATTGTTGGTATTAGTTTGTGTAGTTGTCACGTCGGGTGATATAGTTGTACCTTCCTCTACCTCTACGCCTGAGCCACTGACCGAATACGTCCAGCCTGTGGCATAATCCATCGAATTTATGGTCTCATTCGTAGTGACCGTCTGGGTTGTCACCGAGGTCATACTGCCCTGTGTAAAATTTGGCACCACGGGCACAGCAAGGGTAGGACTAACCCACCCTATGGTTAGCGTACATAACAAAAGTCTTATACGCATCTCTCATCAGTTGATATTTAATTCAGTTACGAACTGACCTATACTTGATGTACCACTTCCACCACCAACTGCTGTTACAGTATGTGCTGATGTTACAGTACCTGTACCAGTTCCACTACCTACACCAGTAGATACCTGACTAGAGTAGTCACTAACTGCACCTACTGCTGGTGCTGTAGTTTCAATTACGTCACCTTGGATGAATGACTGGCTAAAGCTGAACGCACCCCCTGCACTTGTCTGGGTCGCTGTAGCAATAGATCCCTGACCAACGCCTGATGAGAGTGAACCTAGTCCACCAACATTATTATCAGCAGAGTTACCACCACCAACATCCATGGTCACACCAGATCCAGAGACTGTGTATGTAGAACCAATTCGCTCGACCTGTGTTGCAGCTGCGTTAGTGGTTAATTGGAAAGAGGATGTCATCTTATGAGTGATATCCGCAAATGCAGGAGAACTAAATCCTGCTACCATGATAAGGGGAATAAATTTTTTCATCTCACCCTACAATTTTCGTACTGTATTTATTTAGCAACATTCAAAAGTATCCAAAAATACAGAATTTGAAACTTTCCGCTTGACAAAACTTTATATTTGCTATATAATTATGTAACGTTTCTTAACAAAGTAACAAATGACAACAACAACTGAATCAGGTGGAAGACAAAACATGTTCCCCACTGAAACACGTCCTTACATAGATGAAAACTATGAAGGTTACGGCAAAAATGCTGAAAAACTTAACGGTAGATTGGCAATGCTTGGTCTAGTAGCTGGTTTTATATCCTATGTTACTACAGGAAACTTTTTCTTCGGTGGTCTTCTAGGTTTCTAACCATGGACATTATCGAATCTATTTTATACACACATACATCACAAAAAAGGTACACTATCATGACTCCAGAAGCAGAAAGATTTAATGGATGGGCAGCAATGCTTGGCGTTGTAGCAGCAATCGGTGCATATGCAACAACAGGTCAAATCATTCCTGGCATTTTCTAATGAAAGAAATCGAACCACAGAAGAAGGTCGCTGAAACATGGAATGGCAGACTTGCTATGCTCGGTCTAGTCGCAGCAGCAACATCTGACATTCTTACAGGACATATGTTCTTCGGCATGTTCTAAATTTTTTTTCTTTTAGAACTTTACAAAACTAAATACTCAGTAACAAAACTTAAAGGTCACCAATATGGGAGACTTCCCTCTAGAAACAAATTCATTCCCTCCAGTACTTGCTATCTTGTGGTGCTTCTATCCACTAGCAATACTGGTAGGACTCGAATTGTTTATGAGAGCAATGAACAATGATGATGACGACGATGATCAGGGTGGTGGACTTATGACACCATTATACCAAGGTACAGGAGCATAAAATGCAACACTTAACTTTTACAATACTAATCGCAGCATATCTCTTTACTGATGTAGCATCAGTAGTATACGCATGAAGATTTTTTATAGTCCATACTACTCATTATATGAGTTTGGTTTCTTTATAATTATAGGTACAGCAGCAGGATCACTAGGATTGATATGAACTACCACGACGTAATGGAAGTATACAAAAGACCAATGTCTGTCAGATATATACCCACACTCTTCTGGGCATTTGTATCTGTTATATCTTTGTCCCTAGCATTTCCAACACTTACACATGCAGAAGAAGTACCAGTATTATATGTACAGGTTCCACAGTGGACAGATGACTGGGCAGTATGTGCAGTAGATATACCTGATGCTCAGTGCCA